TGAGGACACCATGAAGCCCCTTGAGTACCGAGTGTTGGCTGGTGACCTACCAGAACACCCCTTTGGGGCCGACAATGGCTACTCAGCATCTCGCTATTTGGCCTCAATAATCTACGACACGATTGAATCTGTGGTGTCCAAACCCGCAGAGGCAATGCGTTTCCTACAGGGTATCGCTAGGACATTGGCCCATGAAGGGAAGCCCCTCGTATGGACTACTCCCCTTGGGTTCCCAGTGGTCTTGAGGTATCCCGTAATGGATACAACGAGGCTCTCCTTGTTCCTCCACGACAGAGGCGTCAAAATTCGTGTGATGCCTGCTACGCTTGTGGAAGGCAAGGGTATCGACAAGGCCCGTGCTGCTAATGCTGTCGCACCGTCTTTCGTGCATTCGATGGATGCCTGCCACCTACACCTTGTGTGCCTCAAGGCTACTCAAGCGGGGATGTCTCTTGCGTTGGTACATGACAGCTTCGGTTGCCATGCCGCTGATGCTGAGAAGTTCCGTGACATTATTCGTGGCGAGTTCTTCAACCTGTATTCGGAAGACGTTCTAGCCGATATACTCACCGAAGCCACCGCCCAAGTCTCGACCAATAAGCACCGCCTACCCTCGCTGCCGACTTATGGCTCCCTAGATTTGAAGAAGGTCTATGATGCAGAATATGCTTTCGCCTGATACCGAGTGGGATCATACTGTCCCCGCCCCCACCGCTGAGTACCCCCTGCGTGAAGATGGCTCGATTGAGTATTTCTGGTGCTCTGATGATGACCTCTGGGCTATCCATGAGGCTCTTGAGCAGGACGACATGCCGCTTCCTACGGACCTCATGGTCGCGATGATTGATCGCGGTCTTATTGTGTCCTAATGTAAACCAATTGCTACCTTCTAGTAGGACCAACTGACAATATGGCTAAACAGAATCTCGTTTCCCCCATCGGCACCTTCGTTTACCCGAAGATCAGCCAGCCCGACACTCAGGGCGAATTCGCAGACAACAAGTACAAGACCTATCTTGAGCTTGATGCTCAGGACATGGCTTCATTCAAGGCTCAGATCGCTACCATCGCCAAGGCCGAGACGTTCAAGGTCAAGCAGCCCAAGATGCCCTTCAAGACCCTCAAGGATGGTCGTGAGGTCATCAATGCAACTTCTGCCTTCAAGCCTCTGGCTTTCGATGCCCGTAAGCAGCCTATCCCCGAGGATGCTGTTATCGGGGGTGGCTCCACGGGTCGCATCGCTGTCGAGGTCTACAACTACGACAAGGGCCTCAGCCTCCGTCTCAAGAAGGTGCAGGTGATTGACCTGAAGTCTTGGGGTGGTGCTGATGAGTTCGATGATGTCGATGACGGCTTCGGCTCTGATGATGACGAGGCTCCGTCGAAGAATGAACTGGACATCTAATAGGGGTCGTTCCCTAGGCAAGTCTGGTTCGGTACCGATCCTCAAGGACGTCAAGTTCCGCAGCCCTCTAGAGAAGCGAACAGCAGAACAGCTAGAGGCTGCGGGCGTCCCCTACAAGTACGAACACAAGCGTTTGGAGTTCACGATACCAGCCAGACAGGCGACATATCGACCAGACTTCCTACTGAACGACAAATTCTATATCGAGACCAAGGGTTGGCCTTTTGAGGCGGAAGACCGCCAGCGATTGCTGCTCGTAAAGGACCAGCACCCCGATCTCGATCTCCGTATTGTCTTCCAATCTCCCCAGAACCCCATCTACAAGGGCGCTAAGACCACTGTTAGTCAGTGGGCAGAGAGCCATGGGTTCAAGTGGGCTGCGAAGACTATTCCTGATGAGTGGCTCGTTGAGGCCAAGCTGGAGAAAGCTAAATGAACATTGTTGACAAGATTTGGTCTCTCATCCTTGAGATGGAAGCCGCTACGAAGCCCAAGCCCACTCTTGCGAAGACCGTGGCGCTGTATCCCCAGACTAGGACGATCTTGAGGCACCTCGAAAAGCGTGGCTCGATTAGTCCAATGGAGGCCCTGATGGCCTATGGCTGCACCCGGCTCGCTGCTCGCATCCATGAGCTTCGTGAGGCTGGCTTTGAGATTGGCACTACGATGCGGACGGATGCCGCAGGTCATCGTTACGCCCGCTATAAGCTCACCGACGTTAGCCAGAAGGCTGCGTAAGAGCATAGCAAGTGGCTCGCTTTCTGAAGCATGTACCGTGCGATAACTGTGGGTCATCAGATGCGGGAGCCCTCTATGATGATGGTTCCCGTTTCTGTTTCTCATGCCAAAAAGCTACCAGAGGGGATGGAAGCGAGGTGACAGAACTCCAAGATAAACCCAAAGACTTCATCAGCGGAGGCAGCTATCAGGACATTCCCAACCGTGGCCTCTCGGAAGACACCTGTCGCAAGTTTGGCTATCAGGTAAGCGAGTACAAGAGTCAGCCCTGTCACGTTGCTAACTATCGTGATGACAGTGGGAACCTAGTCGCACAGAAGATCAGGCTAGCCAATAAGCAGTTCTCTATGCTGGTGGCTGACAAGTCCAAGCCAGTGCCTCTGTATGGTCAGCATCTCTTCTCGGGCGGCAAATCTGTTGTCATTACAGAGGGCGAAATCGACGCTCTGTCGGTCTCTCAGGCCTTCGGCAATAAGTGGCCGGTGGTCTCCCTTCCGAACGGTGCCTCAAGCGCCAAGGCCTCGATCACAGCAGCCTACGAGTGGCTCGACACATTCGATAAGATAGTCCTCTGCTTCGATCAGGACGAGGCAGGACAGAAGGCCACTGAGGAGGTCCTAGAGCTTCTCCCTGCTGGTAAAGCTCATGTGATGAGGCTACCCCTCAAGGATGCCAACGAGGTGCTCCTAAGGCAGTCTGGGTCTGTCATTGTCGCGGCATACTGGACAGCCAAGCCGTGGAGGCCTGATGGCATCGTAGCGGCCTCTGAGCTGCGTGAGGAGTTCCTCAATCCTGACCGCCCTGTGGGTATCCCCTACCCGTTCTCGGGGCTCAACGAGCGCCTCAAGGGCATGTTCCCCGGCAAGCTTGTGACAGTCACCTCAGGCAGTGGCCTAGGCAAGAGCACCTTCGCCAGAGAGGTTTGTTACGACCTCCTGATGAACCACGGCCAGACCGTAGGTGGGATGTTCCTTGAGGAGTCCAACGAAGAGACGATGGAATATCTCGTCGGCATCCACCTCAATAAGAACATCTCGTTCAGTCCTGAGAAGGCTACCACTGCGGAACTTGCTCAGGCATTTGATGAGGTCTCCGCAAAGCCGCTGTATCTCTGGGATCACTTTGGCTCGAATGACATTGACGTCGTCTTGTCGCGTGCGAGATACATGGTCAAGGTACTTGGCGTTCAGTGGTTGATACTGGACCACCTCTCGATCCTCATAAGCGGCATGGAGGATAACGATGAACGCAAGACCATCGACCTAGCAATGACCAAGCTCCGACAGCTCTGCGAAGAGACTGGCGTCGGAATGATCCTCATCTCACATTTGAAACGCCCACCCGGCGACAAAGGACACGAAGATGGTGCAGAGGTTCGCCTTGGTCAGTTGCGTGGTTCTCATTCTATTGGTCAGCTATCTGACGTTGTAATCTCACTGGCTAAAGACCCCGAAGACCCTATGTCCGACACTCTATTGTTCGGTGTCTTGAAGGCACGTAAAGGTGGCAGACGAGGGCCCGCAGGGTCAGCACAATACAACGTCGAAACAGGGAGGCTCCTGGAGTTCTTGTGAAACAATACATATTTGATATCGAGTGCGATGGCTTCCTTTCTCAAGCTACTAAAGTTCACTGCATCGCGATTGTATCTCTGGATGGTTCGGGTCTCGTATCGTATGGCCCAGATGCTATCGAGGATGCTCTAAAGGTCCTCTATGAGGCTGACACACTAGTCGCCCATAATGGCCTCACGTTCGACCTCAAGGTCCTGAAGAAGCTCCACAACTGGGACCCCCGTCCCGGCTGTCAGATCATTGACACCTTGGTTGTTTCCCGCCTGAAGCACGGTGACCTCAAGAACCAAGACTTCGAAGCCAAGAAGCTGCCCGGCAAGCTCATGGGCTCTCACTCTCTTGAGGCTTGGGGTCAAAGGCTAGGGGTGCAGAAGGCACACTACGATGGCGGCTGGGCTGCATGGTCCCAAGAGATGGAG